AGGAGCGGGTCTATGACCATCCGCTGTACCATCTGCTCCATGATGAGCCGAATCCGGAGATGACTTCGTTTATCTTCCGGGAAACGCTCATGAGCCACCTGCTCATCTGGGGCAATGCTTACGCCCAGATCATCCGCGACCGATTAGGGCGGGTACAGGGACTATACCCGCTCAGGCCGGACAAGATGACCGTCTGCCGGGATGACCGGGGAAAGATTTTTTATCTGTATACCAAGACGGGAGACGAGAATCCGAACATCAAGCCGTACGGGCAGGTGGCCCTGCAGAAGGAAGAAGTGCTGCATATCCCCGGCCTTGGGTTTGACGGCCTGGTCGGTTATTCGCCGATTGCCATGGCCCGCAATGCCGTGGGCATGACCATGGCCTGCGAGGAATACGGTGCCTCTTTCTTTGCGAACGGGGCCAGCCCCAGCGGGGTGCTGGAACATCCAGGCGTTCTGAAGGATCCGGCCAAAGTCCGGGATTCGTGGAATGCCGTCTACCGGGGGACGGGCAATGCCCACAAGGTGGCTGTGCTGGAAGAAGGCGTGCGCCCAGATGGGCGTCATTGATAGTAGTGTTTGGTACTACCACCCACAATCATGGGTGAGTTGACCTGTCTTACCGCAAAGTGAAAGCTGATACGGGAACATAGCACGACAGGAAAGCGGTAAGTTACTCAAAGGCTAAAGGGTACGACTGAACCGCCACAACAATCGGATATGAGGTTTAAGGTATCTACTGAACGTGAGACTTGAGTGTCCATTTCCGAGGGGAATTGGGAAATTAGCCTGTTACCCATTCCGTGACTGACTGTCTTTACATCCTTCAAAGGCGGCATGATTGCGAATGTCACGGCACGAGCAGGAGAACCTGTGTTAAAGGGTCTAAAGCGGAACCGACAATCCGAGCATACCAAGCAATGACGCTAACTGGGGATACCCTAAAGGCGGATGCCGAAAGGCTATAGTCTATAGGACTTGAATACCGCCCATGGGTACGGAGCGTTCGTAGTAGTCCGAGAGAGTTAATAGCTCTTACATGGCGAAGGAACGCAGCTTATGCAACTCTAAAAGGAAAGGTGAAAGGGAGGAGAAACCTCAATGAAACCAACATCTGAAATTTTAGAACGAATGTACAGAAATTCTGAAGAGCATTCAGACGGTATCTACACGCGGCTCTATAGGTATCTTTTGCGAGAGGATATTTACATGACCGCATACAAGAACCTTTACGCAAACAAGGGCGCAGGAACTGAGGGTGTGGACAATGATACGGCTGACGGTTTTGGAAAGGAATATGTGAATCAGATTATTGATGAACTGAAAAACCAAACCTATGAGCCAAAAGCGGTAAAACGTGTCTACATTCCTAAGCGCAACGGAAAAATGCGTCCATTAGGTATTCCGTCATTCAGAGACAAACTGATACAGGATGCGATACGGCAGATACTTGAAGTAATCTATGAGCCTGTTTTCAGTACTCATTCGCACGGATTCAGACCGAATAGAAGCTGTCACTCAGCGCTGAAAGAAATCAGCCGTTCTTTCCGCAGTACGAAATGGTTTGTCGAGGGAGACATTAAGGGATGCTTTGACAACATTGACCACACGGTTCTGCTGAATCTGCTTTCTGAGAAGATTAAGGACAGCAAGTTCATAAATCTGATAGGAAAGTTTCTGAAAGCGGGCTACATGGAAAATTGGGAGTACCACAAGACATACAGCGGAACTCCGCAGGGCGGCATTCTTTCCCCGATTCTTGCAAATATATATCTGCATGAGTTGGACAAGAAAGTAGAAGCCATGCAGAAAGAATTTAATGCGCCTGCTGATTATGCCTATACACCTGCATACGGCAAAAAGGTGAGAGGAATTGTCAAATTGCAAAAGCGTTACGGCGAATGCGTTGATGAAGCGGAAAAGAAAGAACTGTTAAAACAGATTCATAAGCTTGAAGTGGAAAAGCGCAGATTGCCATACAAGGACGCTTCCGACAAGAAAATCGCCTATGTACGCTATGCTGATGATTTTATTATCGGTGTCAGCGGAAGCCGTGAGGATGCGGAGCGTATAAAGCAGGAGCTTACGTTGTTTGTGGCAACAAGATTAAAACTGGAATTGTCTGACGAGAAAACAAAAATCACGCACAGTTCCGGCAATGCTCATTTTCTCGGATATGACATCAACGTGCGCAGATGTCAGGAATCCAAAAGGAAAACCAATGGGGTTTTACAGCGGACGCTTAATAACTCTGTGGAATTGCTTATTCCCATGGAGCGGATTGAGAAGTTCATGTACGACCGTGAGATTGTCATTCAAGGTAAGGACGGCAAACTCATCCCATGGCAAAGAAACTCAATGGCGGGTCTTACTGACCTTGAAATTGTAGATACCTATAACTCGCAGACTCGTGGAATCTGTAATTATTACTGCATAGCCAGTAATTTCTCAAAGCTGACGTATTTCGTTTATCTGATGGAATACAGCTGTCTGAAAACACTTGCTAAGAAGCATAAAACCAGAATATCAGGCATAAAGAGGATATTAAAGTGCGGAAAGTCGTGGGGCATTCCTTATAAAACGAAGAAAGAGAAAAAGCGCATGATGATTGTGAAATTCTCGGACTTCAAACGAGGAACTGTCTTTGACGAACCAAGCATTGATACGGTGAAGAACCATATCCATTTCAACACAAGAAATTCTCTTGAAGCCAGGTTGAAGGCTTGTAAATGTGAATTATGCGGTGCGGAAGGTGATGGCATTGCTTTTGAAATTCATCACATCAACAAGATGAAAAACCTCAAAGGTAAGGAGCAATGGGAAATGGCGATGATTGCAAGAAAGCGGAAAACACTTGTTGTTTGTAAAGAATGCCATAAGAAAATCCATCATTCGTCATAGTGTAAATGGAAAGCCGTGTACATCGAGAGGTGTAAGCACGGTTTGGGGAGAGGCTTGTGCAAACCGACATTGGAAACAATGCACGGCGGCACTTGCCTACTCTACATGAAGTACCAGCAGATCGGCATCCCGCCGGAAGAAGCACAGTTCCTGGAAACACGGAAGTTCCAGCTCGATGAGATTGCCCGGCTCTACCGCATCCCGCCACACATGATTGGCGACCTGGAGAAAAGTTCCTTCAATAATATTGAGCAGCAGTCCATGGAATTTGTGAAGTACACGCTGGATCCATGGGTCATCCGCTGGGAACAGGCCATGCAGAAAGCCCTGTTCCTGCCGGAAGAGAAGAAACAGTATTTCCTGAAGTTCAACGTGAACGGTCTCATGCGCGGCGACTATGAGAGCCGCATGACCGGGTACAGCATCGGCCGGCAGAACGGCTGGCTGTCCGCCAACGATATCCGGGAGATGGAAGACATGAATCCCGTGTCGGATGAAGAGGGCGGTAATCTATACCTTGTCAATGGCAGCATGACCAAGCTCAAGGATGCCGGGGCTTTTGCCCAGAAGGGAGATACGAATGAAACATAAATTTTGGAAGTGGGTGACTAACGAAGCACCGGATTCTTTCGGCAGTGAACGGACGCTGTATCTGGACGGCCAGATTTCGGATGAGACCTGGTGGGGCGATGAAGTGACACCGAAGGCATTCAAAGAAGAACTGAATGCGGGCAGCGGCGATATCACACTCTGGATCAACAGTCCGGGCGGTGACTGTTTTGCCGCTGCCCAAATCTATAACATGCTCATGGATTATCCGGGGAACGTCACCGTCAAGATTGACGGCCTGGCCGCTTCGGCTGCGTCCGTCATCGCTATGGCCGGGACCAAGGTCTGCATGTCGCCAGTGGCCATGCTGATGATCCATAATCCGGCGACCCTGGCCTATGGCGATCAGGCAGAGATGGAAAAGACCATCGGCATGCTGAGCGAAGTCAAGGAGAGCATCATCAACGCTTACGAAATCAAGAGCGGCCTGGCCCGCACGAAGATTTCGCACATGATGGATGACGAGACCTGGCTCAACGCGAAGAAGGCCGTGGAACTTGGCTTTGCCGATGAAATCCTCTTCGACCAGAAGAAAGACGATGGGGAGCAGCCGGAAGCCATGATTTACACCCCTGTTACTGTCACCAATTCGTTAGTACAGAAATTAAAACCACGTGAACCTGTCAATAAAGTGCCAGCCGCTTCCCTGGAGAACCGGCTGGCATTGCTCATTCATTAAGGAGGACAACAATGGATACGATTTTAGCACTGCGTGAGAAACGCAAGAATCTGTGGGATGCCGCCAAGAATTTTCTGGATACCGTCCGTGATGAAAACGGCATGGTCTCTGCAGAAGATGCGGCTCGCTACGACAAGATGGAAGCGGATGTGGTGAACCTCGGCAAAGAAATCGACCGCCTGGAACGCCAGCAGCAGCTCGATGCCCAGCTGTCCCAGCCGACCACGATGCCGATTACTGAACTCCCTGGCGCAGGCCAGAATGGAGCAGAAAAGAGAGGCCGTGCGTCCGATGCCTATCGTAAGGCTTTCTGGGACAGCATCCGCCATAAGAACTTCATTGATGTACAGAACGCCCTGAGTGCAGGCACCGATGCTGATGGTGGCTATCTGGTACCGGACGAATTCGAACACCAGCTCATCGACAAGCTCCAGGAAGAGAATTTCTTCCGCGGCCTGGCCACGGTCATCCACACCAGCGGCGACCGCAAGATTCCCATCGTGACGGGTCATGGCGAAGCGTCCTGGATGGAAGAGAACGGCCTCTACCCGGACAGCCAGGATACCTTCGGCCAGCAGTCCATCGGGGCGTACAAGCTGGGGACGGCTATCCGTGTGTCGGAAGAACTGCTGAACGACAGCGCTTTCGACCTGGAAAGCTACATTGCCGGTGAATTTGCCCGCCGTATCGGCACGAAGGAAGAAGAAGCCTTCCTCACCGGTGACGGGAAGAACAAGCCGACTGGCGTGTTCCCGTCCGCGGAGCTGGGCGTGATAGCCAATGGCGCATCCATCACCTTTGATGATGTCATCGACCTGTATCACTCCCTGCGCATCCCGTACCGCCGCAAGGCCGTATGGCTCCTGAACGATGCAACCATTAAGGCCTTGCGCAAGGTGAAGGACAACAACGGCAACTACATCTGGCAGCCGTCTGTCACCGCAGGTACGCCGGATACTATCCTGAACCGTCCCTGCTACTGCACTTCCTTTGCACCGGAACTGGCGGCGGGCAGCCGTCCCATGCTCTTCGGGGACTTCAGCTACTACTGGATTGCCGATAGGGAATACCGCTCCTTCAAGCGGCTTAACGAATTGTATGCCGCCAACGGCCAGATCGGCTTC